CTACCTGCAGTTGGTCGCTTAGGACCTCGTCCTCGTTATCCTGCCAGCCCAGCGTAGGGCTGCCCGAAACCACTCCGCCCATCGGTTTGATGGACTCAACTCTATCACTAAAATATACCCCAACCACCAAGTCCAAAGTCCCAGCATCAGTATTTGCTGACTGAACGTCCGCAAACACGAGCGGATAGACGATTCGCTCACGGCTTGGGGTTCGCAGGTTGATGGTGTTGTCCGTGCCTACCGCAAGAGGGTCGCCCGTCCCGAACGAGTTTACTTGCGGATGGTTGTTGGCAAGGTCCAGCAGGGCTTGCTTGATTTTTATCCAAGACATAGTTTTGCAGTTTCAGTATGTTCTTCTTGTGTGCGCCCATCGTTAGCAGTCATTACACGCCCCGAATTGACCGTAGGGGTAGGGGTAATCCAAGTTGCTGATTCCCATCCTCCTGTTGCGGTCCAAGACCATCCCGGTGCGGTAGTTGGTAGCGTTCGGGTAGATGGTATCCAAAGCAGATGGAGGCGAGTTCCAAAGAGGGTAGGAGTTGCGGTTCTCCATTAGGTATCGAGTAATCCGTTCGGAGTACCACTCGGCATCGTTCTTGACCTTATCGGTCAGCCGGGTGATTTCTTCCATGCTCATTTGGGAGGATTCTTCGCTCGTTCTACGGACCATGCCCTTGTTCATGTACTTAAACGCAAGAACCATGGGTAGTTCGTAGTAGAGCCACTGAATCATAGCCGGCTGGATGTAATCCTCCAGCAGCGTTTGGTTCAGGGCAGAGGTTGAACCGCTGACGACCTGCGTAACCAATTCCCCATACAATGGAGAGCCAACGATGGGCTGAATCCGCATCTCCTGCACCTTGACAACCGTTGGACGGATTTGGGTGTAACTGACGTTCTCGTTAATGATGCTATTGTCCAGTAGCGTTTCTTCGCTTATGAATAGTGCCTTCATGCCTTCGTAATTTTATTGCCTTTACGGATTACCAACTGCTGCTCCCATACGTGCCTGCATTGTGGCCTGTTCACTCCGCTGGGCGTGTGATACCAACCGCCTCTGCGATTCCAAACGGAATACCCCATGATTGCAGAAATCCCGTCGATGTCCTCCCTCGTGTAGACCTTGCCCTGCCCGGCTAAGTCAAGCATCACCTTGCAGAACTCACGGCTGGAGCCTTTGTCTTTGTTGCTGAACCCTGTCGCCCATGCGTACTTGTAGCGGACCTCCAAGACTGGCTCGGCAACTTCCTTCACGTTCTTGGGAAGGTTCTGCTCGGCTATCTTGTCCACGGCCCGGCTGATAGGGTAGCGGTCCTTGGTAATCAAGTAGGCGACCCGCTTGGCGACCTTCGCCTTGCTGACCCCGAACTCCTTGGCCATTTCTTCAACCGATGCGTCCCTGTTCTTCTTGCGGTAGGCTTCAATCTTCAGGTCCAACTCTTTCTCTTCTTCGCCCAGTTCGGCAAAGGCCAAGCGGATGTTTTCGTCGATGTTGGTGTCAAACCGCATCGGCTTGGAGTGCATGACGTGGTAGTCGTCGGCATGGCAGCCGAACTTACTTGCAACCACTTCCAAGACTTTGAACTCTTCGTCGCCCCATCCGTAGTCCTCATCGTCTTCTTCGCCCCAAGTCGGTTCGCTGAACTCTTGGGACTGAACGCCCAGCATCGTGTCAATCTCTTGGGCTGACAGGCCGAATCCTGCTGACAACATGGTCCGAGCCATCTCAAGAGTGATTTTCTCTTGCATATACTGCCTGACGATTCGCATCAGGTTTTGGTACTCACGGCCCGATAACTTCTTGATGTTGTCGTTGCTGGCAAGTTGCTCCACGGTTTGCGGTTGCTCATCGGGTTGGGGGTTAGGTCCAACCACGTCAGCAGGCTTTTCCAAAGGTTGCAGACCCGCTTTTTCCCTCAATTCGTCTTGGGTCATTATCTGCAAAAGGGCTTGTTCGCTTAGTCGCTCCGTGATGGGTTCTACCGGGATAAGTTCCATCCCTTCCACTCCATTGAAGGAACCGAGGTAGTTAATCATCCGTTCCACTTTGCGCACCCGGTCGTTGACGTAGGTGGCCTTAAACAACTCGTAAGCCTCGACCAATTCGTTGCGACCACCCAATTGGCCCTCGGTCTTTACTCCGAATAACATGGGGTTGGTTACACGGTGTGCGATGAATATCTCCTGCTGAATGGCTTTGTTCAAGATTTCGAACTGCTTGTCCATGTCGCTTGGAGTAAGCGGTTCCAAAGTCGGGGCCTTGGCTGCATCGTCGTTGAAGGTTACGACGAAGCGACCAGCGTTATCCGTACCGCTGAACTTGCGTTTGATTTGCCTCTCGATGTCGCCCTGTTCTTCGGGGGTCGGGATGCCGTTGTTGAAATTAATCAAGTAACCGCCCCAAAAGTTGTTGCGCAGGTTGTTGTTGTGGAAGTTGGCGACCTGTACGTCTGCCTCAATCCAAGCGTTCCCCCCGATGTATTCCGGCAAAGGATAGTGCTTCACGCCTGCTGCGTACACACGATAGTAGAACAACTGCTTTCCGAGGCGATTCTCCGGGTCGAATGCAGGAATCTTCTCGATGTCCCCGACCTTGGGGAACAACTGCATCATGTCGTCGTTGTACCAGTCAGCGACTTGGAACATCTTTTCTTCCTTGTCCACCCGGATTTTCTCAAAGGGAACATGCTCCATCTTGGCGATGGTGCCAAGTTTGGACCAAGTAACCGCAACCGCAAACCCGTTGAAAATCTCCAAGTCAAGGACCAGTTTCTCGGTGATGTCGTTCAGGTCTTCGGTACTGGACATTCCGTCGAAAAACTTGATGAATCGGGCCTGCTGCTCCACGGTCAAGTCATCCCCTGCCTGCCATCCACCGCCCATGATGTAGTTGACCTTGCCGTTGACAATAGCGTTGTGCTTGGACGACCTGCGATAGTTGTCAAGCAGGTAGTAGGGGTATTCGTTCGCAAAGCCGTAGGTGATGTACTTGCCGGAGCGGTTCTCCAGCATGACTGGGACCTTATGCTCTATCCCCAACCATTGGGTGAAGTGTTGAGTAGATTTATTACTCATAGCGTGTGGATGGTAAATGAAAGCGCTGAAATCGTGATACTTGCACCGCTATCGATTGCGTTGATGTAGATGGTGAACTCATCGTTGACCGCACCCGTAACGTAGGCTTCCGTGTAAATCGCATGGCCGTTCGTGTGGGTCGTTGTGATGTCAGTCATTGACTGGTCAATCGTTGTGCCGTTCTTAGCGATGTAAACCTTGATTTGGTTGTTGTTGTTCTGCGCCAAGACTATGGACGCAGCGATGCGAAGGGTCGCCCCCGTTGTGCCTGTGTAGGTCAGCGAGTTGGTAGTTCGTGAGAAATTATAGGTTGACAAAACGCCTGAATTCATCGCACTTGTCAACTTGACTCTTTGACCCTGCGTTGGGGTGAAAGCCGTGTTGGTATTGAGGTAAAGGTTCGCAAAGCCCCGCTCCCGGTCAAGCGTTGCGGTGTCTGCAAGGTCGTCGAATAGACCACCAACACGGGATGCGGTGTTCGCCCCGGCAGCGGTTTCGTTGGTGATGGTTAATGCACTCGCTTGGAGTTGGCTTCGTGTTTGTACGCTCATGCGAAGGATTGGTCAAAGGTTGAATCGAATACCCTCACGCTGGATGCGAGATAGGTGTTGTAAGTGATTGAATTGGCGTAGGTGTTGAAGCCTATCGTTGCGGTTTGTATAAATGCCAAGCCCGTTTCAACCACCGCAAGGGCTGCTGAAACCGTGCTATTGGTATCGTAAACTTCATACTTATACGAGCCTGTTTCAAGCGACCCCACGGCAAGCGAAAATTGGTCATAGCGATTCGTGTAGTTGGAAAGATTGGCTGATTTCAGCAGGGTAAAATCGGTCGTTGTGTTCTTTGCGATGCTCGTAAGTCGCAAGATGTAGCGGTCCCCCGTGCTGGCTCGCTCGGTCCAAGTAACCGTCAGGGTGTTGGTCGTGTCAGGGTTCAGGTAAAGCATCTGCTTGTAAATGTGCGATGCCCCCGAATTTCACAATTTGCGCCCAATCTGCCTGTATAGTTCGGCCCGCTTCTTGGCGGTTTCAGCCACGTTGAACCGCTTCTTGATGTCGGCCGTGAGGTTGTCAGCCAAGCCCTTACGCAGGTCGGGGTCAAGAATTAACTGCTTGATATACTTATACCAATCTTTCGGCTTGTTGTAAGGAACCAAGAACCCGTTCTCTCCGTGTTTGATTACGTCCGTGTAGGGGATGGTTTCGGATGCGATGATGGCCTTATTCATCCACCCTGCCTCGACCACCTTCAACTCGGACTTGAGTTTGTTAAACTTGGTGTCCCTCAACGGTGCAAGGGTAACGTTCACGAAGTTGTAGCCCCCGACATACGAGTAGATGTCAGCAGCCTGAATGCGTCCGTAGTTCGGGTTGTTGCCTTGGTCGCTGATGATCTTTTCGTAGCCCTCGTAAACAGGGTTGTTGTCGTTCCACCCTCCGAGATAGAGGCGGTACTTGCCATCCAAGTTTGCATCCCAGCGTAGTTTCTGCATCCCCTCACGGAGCAGTTCCATGTCCTCGCCATGCTGCGCCCCTCCGAACCAACCGAACTTGACGAGGTGCTTGTCGGGTTCTTCGTCAGGATTCGGGATGAATTGTTGGTAGGCTTCGTATGGCTCGTTCTGCAGAATGCTCACATTCGCATTTAGAGGCCGTATGCGAGAGGCAAGGTGTTCGGTGGTACAGGTAACCCAATCAGCCAATTTAATGTGCTTACGGATGACCTCTGCGAGTTTGGTTTGGTGATAGTGGCGGTACATGATGTGGCCCGATTCAAGCACCCAATAATCGTCCAAGTCAAGGATGACTTTGGCCCCGAATTGGGTCAGGGCTTTGTAGACATTCTCCACCTGCTCCATGGTTCCCTGACACCAAAGCCTGCTGAACAGGAACAGGTCAATGGACTTCAACCCCTCGTCGCTGATGGTCGTGATATTCTCGACGCAGACGTAATCAAACTCCGGGTAGTTGTCGCCCAAGTATGCGTTCGGCATTTCAAGGCGGTAGTAACTGCACCCGGTTGGATGGGCGTTGTAAACGATGCAAATCTTCATGGGGTAAAAATAAGAAGGGCAGTCATTGCTGACTGCCCTCCCAAACCTCAGATGAAGAAAACCTAAGTCAAAGATACTACGAACCGAGTATCTGCGTAGTCGAAGGTGCAAAGACTGTTGACGCAATTAGGAACATCGGGTCAGGCTCCATTCCGGTCAAGGTCAATTCGTATCCGCTGCGGTCCCCGAAGGCAGTACCAGTTCCAGCGGTTCCAGCGGTTGCCTCCAAGCCGTTGGCAGAGCCTAACAACCAGTAACGACTGTTGTTGTCTTGGACGATGACGATGACTCGGTTGCGTACAAGCAAGCGGAGTTCGTTGCGGACTGCGACTTGCAGTTTGTTGATGGTGAAGGTTACTTCGGGGGTGTAGAAGATTGAACCGTTCTCGATGCTTGCGTTCAGCGTTTCCGTCATGGACGAAGTAGCCTTAGTTAAGTCGTACTCAAAGAACCCACCCGAAGCGTACCCAGTGAAGCCTGTAACCGCACCTGAAAGGTTAGTGTTGCAGGACCCCGTTGGGATGAAGGATTGGACATAAATTGTTTTGATTCCACCTACGGAATCACGGCAGCCAAGGGCGTAGCCAGTTGTTAAGGAGCAGGACATATGTGTGTTTTGGTTTTAAGTTTCAAGAGAACAAAAAAGTGAGGGGAGGTTTCCCTCCCCCCTACACATTAGGTCAAGCGGAAGTCAACAACCAAGTCGGGGTAAGCGATTTGGACACCTGCTTTGAAGGCTGCTTGGAAGCGAACTTCGTCGTTGTCTTTGCTGAACCAAATCGAGAACTGCTCCTCGTCGCTCAACAAGTCGGTTCCGTAGAAGAAGTTACCGAGGTAAGACGAAACGATGCGGTTTGTTCCAGTCAAGCCGGGGACTGCAATGACACGGACATTCGTGCCGGGATACATGATGTCCCCGTCAGCAAGGCCAGCCAAGTCAACTTGGTTGTACATGACGTTAGCGGTTGATTTGAACGCACCAAGCAACGTACGGAAGTTGTCCCAACCGCAGAAGATTACGAGGTCAGTCTTGGTCAAGATGGCCTGTGGGATTTGGTTGTAGATGCCGTCGAAGATGGCGATTGCGTTGCTTGTAGTGATACCAACAGAGGCGGAAACCGCACCTGTGTTACCGCTAATGGTTGAACCTGAAGCAGCGTTCAACAACTGGTTGACACCTGAAAAGTAGGTGTTGCCCTTCCAAATTGCGTTCTCCAACGCTTCTGCGATACGGAGAGCCTTCTGCTCGGAGAAAGCCTGCTCGAAAGGAACACTGTCGTAGGTAGAGCCAGCGGTCAACTGGGTCTGCATCCAGTACTGCTCCAAGGAACGAGGGCAAAGGGTTTCTTGAACCTTCATACGGCCAACGGTGATGTTACGCTGACTGAATGTAGTCGTACCTGAACTTGCGTAACCGCAAACATCTCCGCCTTGAATCAAGGCATCGGTGTCCATGAGGTTAAGGGCAGCAGCGAACTTGATGCCCACCTGCTTGGTGAACAGGGCTGCTGAACGAGCGGAGAATACCGCTTTGGTAATGAGAGGAAGTCTCTCTTGGTCGGTGTAGGCGTTTAAATTGCCAAAATTGTATGCCATGGTTAATGGGGGTTTAGGGGTTTAGTTTTTTTTGAGTGATTGAAGTGCTTGTGCGAGTGCGTTGAAGTTCTGCGATGCCTGAGCCTTGCGTTGCTCAACGATTGCGGAACCGCTTGCTTTTGGGGCTTCGGCTGGGAGTTCGCTGACTTTCTCAACGATGTCGGCCATGGTTTCAACCTGCGATGCGAAGGCAGACATTTTCTCCTTCATCTTGCCCATTTCAGCGTATGCCGCTTTGAGTTCTTCCATAATGCCAGCAAGATGCTTGGCGACGATAGCCTCAACAACTTCGGGGGTCATGGCAGGATAGGCTTCCTTGATTTCCTCGGTTACCTCAACGGCTACTTCGGGGGTGATTTCAGCAGCAACAGGCAAGGCTTCGATTTCGGGGGTTGCTACTTCGGCAGCAATGACCTCAACGATTTTGCCTCCTTCGGTCTTGATCGTGCCAACGCCCTCAACGACGTGTTCGCCATCGGGGGCAGGTAACGTGCCGTCTTCGGCAACAACGTAAACGGCAGTCCCTGCAACGAGGTCGCCATCCACACGGACAACCGTGCCATCGGTCAACTTGTAGTCAGCGAAGGACTGCTTTTGGGTGCTGAATTTGCGGAGTTCAGTCCGCAGGGATTCGATTGCGTTTTTCAGGTTCATAGTTAGTTGGATTTGTAGTTGGGTTGGATATGTTGCAAAAAAGCAGTTAATTCGTCAGCGAGGCCAGCGAGTGCGACCTCCATTTCGGATTCGGTCTTGTCCATCCCGAACAGGCCCTCAACGGAGAAACCCCGGAACAGGTTGCGGTTGTCCCATACCTCGTCGTTCTCTACCTTGAAGGACCCGAACCAAGAGCCGTCGGGGGTGTCCTCGTAACCCTTGGGTGGCATGATGCCACGCTCGGCATCGGTTATAAATGACTCGAACATGAACACGCCATCCAGTTCTGCGTTGTGGTAAGCGTTCACGTTGTGCTGATTTCCCTGCTTGAAATACTTTTGGACTATCTTGCGGATGGTGGCTTTGTCAAACACGACGTAGTACTCGCCATAGGTTTCGTCCTTTCGAAAGATGGGAGTGTCTGCAAGCATGAGAGGGCCAGTAAGCACTCTCCGTTCGCCTGTTTCGGTGAACTTTTGTGGTGTCTTTGCGAAGGCTTGGAATGGCCGTTCAATCGCTGGCATATCGGTCAGGGCCACGAATTGGACCCCTTCATCCACCTCGTCCACGGTCATCCTGTAAATGGGTAGTTCCATGTAGGTAAATGTCCTATGCCCCTAAAGTTGCAAATTCCTCCAACCTCCGAACCCTCCGAGTGCTTTGGGTGATGTCCCTCTCCACAACATAGGCTCGCATTGGCGATGATCCTTGGCCTTGGCCTGCCGAGAGTTCGCCCGTGCCGAGGTTGGTCGTTTGTGGGTTCGCAAAGATGGGAGGAGGTGCTGCGCTTGCTCCTGCACCCGTTACGTCTGCACCGGGTGAGCCTGCACCTGCTCCGCCTTGGAATTGTTGAGCCTTAATCTTGGCGACGTTTGCAAGACCAGCAGCAAGGGCAAGACCCGCCTCGACGAAACGTTGTCCGGGGAATACGGATTCAGTCGGCTTCAAGGCGAGTGCTGAACTGACGGCAAGGTAGGTGTTCACGATGGCTTGGGCAATGGACGCAGCCTTGGCGACATTGAAGGCTCTCTTTTGTGCTGCTTCGCTCTTTCCAGCCGATGCGATGATAATGTCGTTGATAACCCCAAAGGACTGACCGATGTATTTCTCACGCAATCCAGCAAGGTCCTCTTCACGCTGGGCTTGACCCATCTTGGACTTTGCGTCAGCCGTGTCCACCTGCATCCGCCTTTGTGCTTCGGCTTGCATGGCTTTGATTTGCAGTTGCTCCTGTTGGCTTAACCTATCCAACTCCATTTCGTAGAGTTGCAGGTTCAGGTCCTCTACGAACTTGATGATGGCGTTGTTTTCTTCCCTTAACCGCTCCAAACGCTTTTGGGTGGCTTCTGCTTCCTTGCGTTGGCGTTCTTTGACCTGTGCCTCCCTCTTTTGGTCTGCTGCGATTTGGGCGTTCGTATGGGCTTCGTATGCATCCCGGTAATTGGAGAGGGCTGCTTCTTCACGCAACAACGCCTGCTCCCTCGCCTTGGCTGCGATGGCTGGGTCGGGTAGGTTCAAGAACCTGCGGACCGCTGCGGTCAGGTCGTCCCACTTGGCTATCAAAAGCCCTACGGCTGCAATGGCTGCACCGATACCCGTTGCAAGGAGGGCGATTCTAAACGCCTTCATTGCCCCGGTACTTGCACCGACTGCCGTTGCGTAGAGTGCCTGTGCTGCTGCCTGCCCTTGGGTTATCAGGATGGAGTCCTTGTTGAGCAGGTTGGCAACCTGCTGCACTCCAGTAGCGAGAGCCATGGCCCCTTGGACCTTGAGTAACGATTTCTGCAAGTCCTCGTTCTCGGAGCCGAACAATGCTGCTGCACCTTGGGCGATTTGGAACCCTGCCGTTATCCCCTGCACCGCTGAAACAACGGTGTCAATCCTTACGGTGTCGCTTGCAAGGGTCTTGATTCGCTGCGAGGTGTCCCCGATTTGGTCTTTGAGTTTCCCTGCCTCAGCCTCCATTTGCTTGAAAGCCTTCGTGCCTTCTTGCCCGGCCAAAGACATAT